GCGGAAGCCGTCTAGGTCCTGAACGGAGAGTTTCTTCTCGCATTATTTGTGAACCTATATCACCAGGGAATTGACTCATAATTTATCACCAATTTTTACATGACCAGTAAGATGGTGCGAAAACGTCTTTCTTCTTCTGCACTGCATCGCAGTTGTGCCTGGCTCGAAAGGACTTCTTTCTTGCCGGCTGGTCTGATTTAATTTTCATGTCAGGGTCGCCATACCTAACCAGTTTAACCTGGTCGCCTTTCTTGGCTAGAACCTTAAACTTTTTATTGGCTCCTGGCGTCCTTACCTGTTTGTTGTAACCAGGAAAAGACTCGCCCCTATAGGAGAGCCTTCCTGATTTACCTCTTTTAACATCACCGGTTGTAGCCATTACGCATGGAATATGGTCATGTTAGAAAAGGTGGTAACGTCATACTGCAAGTAAATACCGTCCTTAAATAAGATACCCTCGTCTGGGACGGTGATATCTCTGGAGACAGTAGCACTTGCAACCGTACCTATTTTTAACTGTGAATCACCAGTAATGGATGTTGTGAGAAAATTCAAAACACCCGCCGCTGAAGAACATACAATGTAAGTTCCCTGCAACCTGGCTCTTCCAGCATAAATTGCTACTGCAGCGTTATTAGCCATTCCTACTGAAATGTTAGCTGCTGGTTGCGTATTAACCGCACCCGCAGTAACAGTCTTAAAATACTTGGTTCCGGTTACTGTATTAGCCGATCCAAGCATAGTAAGGGATTCAGTCTGAGCTGCGCCATCAATATCAGTACCTGTAATCAGAATCGTTTTACCAGCATCACCGGTCCCAGTAGTTGTTACTGTAACCAGGCGAGCATTGGTAAAAGATACTGCACCGCCATCAGCGTCAGTACCATTGATAGTAAGGGCGGTATTTGGCTGTTGGTTTGCACCTATTGAAGCAACATCTGCAGCATTAGTGTCGGCCTCAACAAAGAGGGCCGAAGCATCGCTGCCTGAAAATCTAGTGCCCATGATAAGCCTCCAATAGTGGTTTAACGCTCGACAGAGGCCAGGATGTAATCAATGGTCATAGTCTTAGCGGCAGCCTCACCATTCTGAATACCAAAAGAAACAGTTAGGTCTTCATCGTCAGTCACATTAGTCAGGGTAAGCTGCGAAGCTACCTGTGCGTCATCAACAAAGATCTTAAATGCTCCAGCGCCATCTTGGCCGCCATTTGGATCATAATGGAAAGCAATAGTTACAAACGTATCGTTTGCCATTACATGAATGTCTTCATTAGCCGTGACAGCGTTGTTCTTTTCAATATTGAAATCAAGACCAGTTCCGCCATCAGCTTTGATGAAGTAAAAACCATCAGTAGTGTCTAGTGGCGTTGTATCAGTGATACCAAGCCCCATAACAAAATCTGATTGAGTCGCATCACTTACCTTTAGGCGAGCCTTGAAGAACATGTTCTTTCCAGCGCTGAACGTAAAGGCTTCGCCTTTAAGCTGCAAGAAGTCAAGATCATTGTCACCAGCTGCGTTTGTGATAAGCAACAAACCACCTGCACCAGAAGTCAATGCTTCGGTAGCGCTTCCTGTTCCAGCTTCAGTGGTGGTAATAGTCCACTCATCAGCGTGATAGGTAAAGAAGTCGTTTGCATAAGTCACATACTTGAACGGGTCCAGGTACGGAAAGTCATATAGCGGGTTTCCAGCAACTTGGTTGGAAACACCATTTCTAAAGTGTGTAGTAGGCATAACAGTTATCCTCGATTAACCAGCGCAATATGCGCCATTAAGCTACTTATACAGCAAATACTCGCTTGGCCGAATGCTGTTTTTAATCCAAGTCTTAAAAGTATACCACCAATATCAAAAAAGACACAAAAAAAAGGAGGGCAATAAGCCCCCCTTCCTTTTTTACCAACTTAGAGTTATGCGCCTTGCGACCCATAAATACCACGCCAGTCAGAGAAACCAAACGAATAACGCTCACGCGCCTTGTATCGAATGTTTCCTGTGCTGAAGTCAGGCTCCATGTTAGTCTCCATCGCAGTACGCTGGAACATCTTCAGACCTTCGCCACTTTCAGTAACGGAAGTCAACAAGAAGAAGGCGTCTGGGTCAGTCAGGTAATGATTGACCGTGTAGCCACCAGGCAATACGCCTGTGTTCTTGATAGCGTTAATGTCGTTGTCAGCAGTACCTGAACGCAGTTGCGAGTTCAGAATACGGTCAGCAACAAACACTAGCTGTGGAGGTACAACCAACTTAGTAGCCTGGACTGAAACAGTAAGACCCTTATCATCGGTAAATGTGCTGATATCAATCAACGCATCTTCCAGGGAAGTTTCATTCAAGTCTGCCATGGTAGTTGCACGGTTAGCCGCAGTTCCGCCGCCGGCTAATGGGTGAGCGGTGTTAATCATAGATACGCCGTCTCCTCCAGTAAAGCCCGCATTGAATGCGTTGTTCAGTACGTCAGCACCTTTAACTTCCTTGGTGTTAGCCATAGATCGAGCCAAAGCCTTCACATATCGCTTACCAAGTGAGTCATAGAGATTGTCTTCCACGGCTTCGTCCGTAAGGGCAAAGGCTAGTGCAATCGTCTCCATGGTGTATCGTGCTGAGTAAGACTCAGACGCGTTGTCAAAAACAACACTCTGGCCTTCCGTCTTAGTAGGTGCTGAACCGAAACCGGTAATCAACACTTCTTCTTCGTAGGCACGTTGAGAGTCTTCAATAGCGAAGATCTCTTCGTACTCTTTCTCGTAGCTGTCATAGCTCATACCGAACAAAGAGTTTAGCCCAGGCTCTAGCTCTTTAGCTAGTTGTGCTCTTGAAATAGCCATTATCTATTCTCCTTATTAAGCTAAGCCAGCGCCTTTCACACCCATAATGTGGTTCTGAATAACCACCATTACGTTTGTGTTAGCACTTGCTACGTCATCGTTATCGGGATCCTGGGATATGTCGATAGCCTTGAGTGGTAACGTGGTAGCAGTTGCTCCCGTAGTTACGTCAAGTTCAACATTGCTGCGTCCAGAAGCGGTGTCACCAACACTTGATTGATCGACAATATCGAAATTTCCGAACAGGTCGGCAACTGGGAAAGTTGCGTCAGCCTGCACTTCAAATACGGTATCGGGATCGTCAATCACAAATGCGATGATGTCACTCTGTACTATAGCGCCAGGGTAATAGTTGCTAAACACTTGCTCACCAGAAGTGGGGTCCGTGTATTGACAACCGTTGAATACTCCTACAACAGGAACAGTGCTTGAAGCAGCTGCACGCTGAACCGTACCACCGGTAAGCTGTTTTACCAGATCACCTTGGAAGATTGCGTTCGTTTCATTAGACGCAATTCTATAACGGCTCTGGCCACCTGAGTAAGGAGCTCCGCCCATCATGCGGGACGGCTTTAAACCAAATGCGGCATCTTTATTGCTCATAGGTCATTTCCTCGTTTATTTTCTGCCAAAGGTTACTTGGGAATCCCTCTTTGGATCATACTTGACATAACGACCATCTCTCTGAGCATCCCCGAACATGTTATTGTCCAGAGCATCTTTTGCAGCTTGATTCTTACCTTCGTAATAATCTCGCCTCTCAGCAATCGTTTCATCAGGCATCTTCGCAAGAAGAAGGCCCTCGTTATATATGACGCCCATATGTCGGCCATTGTCCATAGTCGGTAGACTTTCGGACCACTCTGGAGGAAGATCTGAGCCTTTAACCAGCTCCCATCCTTCTCTAATGCGGCGAGAGACATTACTTCTGTCTTCCGATCCCAACATGGACTCCCGAATCCACCGATAGGTATAACCTGGAGGTGGTTCAGGCGTTTCCAGCTTTCGTACTGGACGCCACGGTTTACGTCGAGTCTGATTATCGTGCGCTCCACTTTCACGCGAGGTGCGATTACTTTTTGATTCTGTCATGTTACATCTCCTCCTTTGCTGAGATTTTTTGTTTCTCTTTAGCTACATGCCGCAACCACGTTTCCATGGTCATGTTGTGCGGTTTTAAGCCACGGAGGCGCTCCACTTCAGAGTTACTAAAAGTAACACCGCTCCTGTTGCCTCGTGTTTGTTGCCGTCCACCTGGGGAGGCGGAGGAAGAGACTCTTTGCACGGCGGGCCTGCTTCCATTTGATACAGCTTGGTTAGTGCCATTTGTAGCATTAACCAGTTTAGGATATACCTTTCCAACGCGAGTGTCCAATTCACCGTAATAATCGTCACTGTCAGGCTCGAAACCTTCATTGATTAAATTAAAGTGAGTGAAGTAAGCAAACTGAGTCGCCTGCAAATGCTCCTGGTCTTCACCATTGCCATACCACTTATTTCTTTCGTGCCAGGTTAGGGCTTGATCGGTAGGCGCTGCCACTACTTGTTGCTGAGGCTGAGACTGTTGATCGTTGTACGCTTGGTACTGGGCTTGTTCCTGGGCTTGAGATTCTGCAACTGCAGCCTGCTGGCGAGAAGTCTGAACGCGCAATCTCTCTTTCTGAATGCTCATGTCATTCTTCAGAGTAGTTGCTTTAGACATTAACTCAGGGTCACCACTGGCAACAGCCTTCTTATAAAGATCATCGACCTGAGATTCTTTTGCCTCAATAGCCTCGGCTTCCTTCGATAGAACCGTCTGATCCTGCTGAGCGGTGTAGGCTCGATATTGCTGCAGCTCACGCTCTTTAGCCAGGGCAATTTGCTCTAGCTG